GACCGACGACGCTACGTCGCGCGATGAGCGCGGGCGCTTTGCCCCCAAGGTGGAAGCGCAGTCCGAGCCGAGTGCGGTCGAAACGGGCGAGACCGCGACTGAGGCAGACCCGCCGCAGCCGGTGCAGGAGGTGCCGCCGACCCCCGAACCTGAACCAGAGCCGCAGGCAATTCCCTTCAAGGCCCTCAAGGATGAGCGGGCCAAGCGCCAACAACTGGAAGCAGAACTCGCGGAACTGAGGCGGCAGATCGTGCCCCCGCAGCCGCAGTATCAGCAACCGGCCTATCAACCGGCTCCCGAGCCGCAGGCCGCGCCTGATATGTTTGTTGACCCCGAAGGCTACACGGCATGGATTGAGCAGCGGGCGGCGCAAGCCGCGCTCTCGCAGGCTCAGGAAATGATGCGGGTCGAACGGGTCGCCCAAAGCGCCGCGCAAGCGATGCAACGCCATGCGGATTATGCCGACACCATCGACACGTTCCGCCAGCTTGCAGCCGCCAACCCGGCGCTTGAGCAAACGATGCTGCAACAGCCTGACCCCGCCGAGTGGGCTTATCGCACGGCCAAGACGCACCAAGAGGTGAGCCAATACGGCAGCCTTGAGGCGGCGGTCGAAGCCCGCGTGCAAGCCGCCCTCGCTGCGAAGATGGCCGAACTCCAGAAGCAGGCCGCAGCCCCCGCTCCGGTATCACTGGCAACCGAACGGAATGTTGCCTCTCGGTCGAACCCTGTCCCTTGGGGCGGGCCAACGCCGATTGGGAGCATTCTCTCCCGCTAACAATGGGCTCCCACGCTGTGAAGCGTCGCCCCTCCCTTAGATGGAACTCCTACAATGACCGACGTTACGCTTCCCACCGCCCTTGTGGCGGAACAGTGGGACGACAAGTTCTTCGTTGAATACATCCAAGAAGGCCCGTTCAAGGCCCTCATGGGCACCGACGAGCAGTCTGTCGTCCAAGTCAAGGAACAGCTTGGCAAGGGTGAAGGCGACGCCATCACCTTCGCGCTCATCAACCGCCTCACCAACGCGGCTGTGACGGGCGTTTCGGTTCTCGAAGGCAACGAAGTGGACATGAAGGAACGCTCGTTCCGCATGACCATCGAGAAGTATCGCAACGCGGTGCGTCTGCCCGAGATGACCGAGTGGAAGACCCCGATGGATATGCGCAACGCTGCGCGTTCCGTCCTGATGACCTGGGCGCAGGAGCATACCCGCGACCTGTTCATCAACGGGCTTGGCGAACTCAATGGCACGGCGTTTATCGACCGCACCGCTGCCATTGCTGACGCTTGGCTCGTGGACAACCTCGACCGCGTGCACTTCGGCGCGGGCGTGGGCTCGGGCACCGACCTGTCGGCTGACCTGACGCAGCTTGACACGACCAACGACCTGTTCAACGCCACGGCGCTGGACGCGATGGTCTACAAGGCCAAGACCTGCAATCCGAAAATCCGCCCGATGCGCGACCCCGGCAACGGCAAGCGGTATTACATCGCTTTTGCCCACCCGGCGGCCTTCGCCAACCTCCGCACTTCGATCACCACCACGCTGGGCAACACCGTTGTCGAGCCGCAGGGTGCGAAGCTGTTCGAGGGCGGCGACATTCTCTGGAATGGCGTCATCGTCAAGGAAGTCGACAACATCCCGGTCTACGAGAACCTGGGCAACGGCGGCACTGCCGAAGTCACCCCGGTTTACCTCTGCGGCGCGCAAGCGATGGCGATTGCCTTCGGTCGCCGCTGGAAGACCGTGACCGAGGTGTTCGACTACGGCGACAAGTATGGCGTCGCTGTTGATGGCATCTACGGCGTCAAGAAGATCATCTACGGCTCCGGCTCGGGTGACACTGACGACCTGAAGGATCACGGCGTTGTGACCGGGTTCTTCGCCACCACTGCGCTGCCCACCGTGGCGGCTGCGGCGGCTGCCGAGAATTAATCGGCATTGGGGGGAGGGGCTTCGGTCTCTCCCCCTTTTCTTTCTTGAAAGGGTTTCAGCATGGCGGTTTTGATTGGCGCTCGTGCGGCTGCGGGCGTGGTGCCCTTCAAGCCTGACCGGCTCGGCGGGTCGGCTATCGCGTTCGGCAGCTATGCCGTGGCGGCGAACCCGACCGCAAACGACAACTACGCGCTCTGCAAGGTGCCTGCGGGCGTCGCCATCATTGGCGGCAAGTTCTGGAGCGGCGACCTCGACACGAACGTCAGCCCCACGGTTGACATTGATGTCGGCTATCTGGCGGACGGCCCCAACACGGGCGACCTTGACGCTTTCGGCAACTTCGGGGTGCTGAACGGCACGGCTGTCACCAACTATCTGCCCGAGGCGGGCATTCTGCTGCCGCTCAACGGCGTGTTGGTGACGGGGCCTTTCATCACGACCCGCGAGATTATCGTCGCGGCGACCTTCATTGCCAACGCGGCGACGTTCCAGGCGGGCACCATCTCGGTTGCCCTTGAGTATGTGACGGTCTGACCGTGGCGACGGCCCGCGCCATTATCACCCGCGCCATGCGGAAGCTGCGGCTTTTGGCTGCGGGCGGCGTTCCGACTGCCAACGAGGCGGCGGATGGGCTGGCGGTGCTGCAAGGCATCTACGACGGGTGGACGACCAACGGCACCTTTGGCCCGCTGTCCCAGCTTCTCGGCTCGGAAAGCCCCTATGTCGGCGATGTCATCGCTTGGGGCACGCCTGACGGCGAAACCGACATCGAGTTGCCGACGCGGCTGCAAGATGCGCGGACGGGTGAGACGGTGCCCCCGCCTGACCTGTCTTACGCCGAGGTGGTGAAGGAGAGCGACAACACCCGCCGCGCCTTTGTTTGGGACGCGCGCTGGGGTGGCTGGCGGCGTATCGACAGCATCGGGCTTGACAGCGACGCGCCCTTGTCTGGCCGTGGTGCCGAGGGCCTTGCTGCCTTGCTGGCGCTGCACATGGCCGAGGAGTTCGGCGCGCAAGTCGGGCCGGTGGTGCTGCGCGAGGCGGGTTCATTCCAGCGCTCGCTCGCGGCGTCGCCGGGTGAAGCCCCCACGGCCACGCAGGCGGTCTATTTCTGATGCCCGCCCTTGCTTACGCAGTCGGCGCTTACAAGCGCGAGGTTGCGGGTATGCCCGAGCTACGGGTGCAGAACCTCTACGCGGAAATGAGCCCCACGGGTGGGCCGCAACCGCTGCTGATTGACCGCCCCGGCCTTGTGCAATCGCGCTCGGATGCGGGCGGCGTGACGCGCCTCGTGTGGCAGCGGGACGGGGTGCTTGGCGACAAGCTGCTTACCGTTGTCGGCGGGCGCGTGCTGCTTGACGGCGTGCTGTTGGGCACGGTGGCGGGCAACGGGCTGTGCCGGGCTGCTGCGGGCGTTGGCGAGGCGCTGCTGCTGTCCGACGGGCAACTTTACCGGCTCACTGAAACGAGCGTCGCGGCGGTCGCGTTCCCCGATGGGGCGCGGGTGGCTGACCTGGACTTCCTGCGTGGGCGCTTCGTGTTCGTGCGGGAGGATACGGGGCAGTTTTATTGGAGCGACATCCTCGACGGCGACACGATTGACGGGCTGTCGTTTGCGACCGCCGAGAGCCAAGCCGACCCGCTTAACGCCATCCGCGCGATTGGTGACGAGCTTTGGGCGCTGGGGACTGAGACGGTCGAGCCCTACACGGTCAGCACCGACCCCGATTTGCCGTATGTGCCGATTGGCGGGCGGGTGTTCCCGAAAGGCTGCTTGAGCGGCGCGACGGTGGCGACGGTCGATAACGCGCTGTTCTGGGTGTCGCCTGACCGCTTCGTTTATCGCGGCGGCGCGGCGGTGCCTGAGCGGGTTTCGACCCACGGCATCGAGGAGCGCATTGCAGAGGTGCCCGTGGGCGATCTGAGCGCGTGGGCGTTCACATGGCGCGGGCATAGCTTCTATGTGCTGCGGGCCGAGGGCTCGGGCTCGTGGGTCTATGACGCGGCAACCGGGCAATGGGCGGAGTGGAAAAGCTACAACGCAGCGACCTGGGCGGCTTGGACGGGCCAGAACGTCGACGGCGCGGTGTATGCGGGCAGCGCCGACGACGGCACGCTCTGGACGCTTTCCGACGACGAGAGCACGGACGAGGGCGCGGCAATCGAGCGGGTCTTTACCGCGCTTCTGCCGGTGCAATCGGGATTGGTGCCCGTCGATAGCGTTGAGTTGAGCGCGCTTGCAGGCCGTGCGCCGCTTGGCGTGAGCCCGACTGTCGAGATGCGCCAGAGCCGCGACGGTGGCTTTACGTGGGGTGCGTGGCGGGGTGTCTCGCTCGGCTCGCAGGGCAACTATCGCGCGCGGCCCTTGTGGTGGCGCAATGGCTCGGCAGACGCGCCCGGCATGGTGTTTGAGTTCCGCCTGACCGACGAGGCCCCGCTACGGGTGTCGGCGGTGCTTTACAATGAGGCGTCGCGGGGGCTGGCACGATGACCCTGCAAATCCCGCGCCTCTCGCCTGCCGAATGTGCCGACCCCAAGCAGCTTGCGCGGCGGCTCAACGAGATTTTCCCGAGCATCGTTGCGGCCTTCAACGGCCAGCAGGCGGCGCTAGAGGCGGCGGGCTTGGCGCAGGACGCGGCAGACAACGCCAACGCGGCGGCAGAGGCGGCGCAGGACGCGGCGGACACGACCACGGCGGCAACCGCGCTTGCCAACAGTTACACGACGGGCCTGACC